ATGAAGCCATTTGACTTAGAAGATATAGAATCAGTTGCTTATGTTGATAAAGATAACAATGATGTTATAATTAAGTTTGTTGGCTTTCCAACAGAAGTAGCTTCGCAGCTATTTATCAACTATGTCATGCTTTGTATTAGCTTTGACTTTGAAGCTGTAGATAGTATGCCATCTAAAAAGATACACTAGATATGGATATTAAAATACCCTACACCCCAAGAAAGCACCAAGCATATCTACATAAAAAAATATCAGAGAACAGATGGAATGTATTAGTTTGTCATAGAAGGTTTGGCAAAACAGTATGCATGATCAATCATCTAATTAGGTCAGCATTGCTGTCCAAAAACAAGAATCCTAGGTATGCCTATATAGCACCCACCTTCAAACAAGCTAAAAGTATTGCTTGGGATTATATGAAACAATTTACAGCAAAGATACCTTATACAAAATTTAACGAAACAGAGCTGCGTGTAGATTTGCCGAATGGCAGCAGAATAACATTACTAGGTTCAGAGAACTCAGATGGCTTGAGAGGAATATACCTTGATGGTTGTGTAATTGATGAGTATGCAAATGTAAATGAAAGATTGTTTCCAGAAATAATTAGACCAGCTTTATCTGACAGAAAGGGATACTGCGTATTCATAGGTACGCCACAAGGCATGAACAATAACTTCTATGAACTATATCAACATGCACAAGGTGCAGATGATTGGTTTAACTACAAAGCAAAAGCAAGTGATACCAAGATTGTAGATGATGAAGAACTACAAAAGGCAAAAGAGGTTATGGGTGAAAAGAAGTATCTGCAAGAGTTTGAATGTGATTGGATAGCAAACATAGAAGGTTCAGTATATTCAGATGTAATAGCAAAGATGGAAGATAAAAAACAACTAACAAGAGTGCCATATGATCCAAG